AGAGCAGTCGGTATTGGGGCTTTTAACTCTTTGTCAAGAATCCAAACAACTGTTACAGGGGTTACAGATTTAGCGACTTACTTCGGAGCTACTACTATTGCAAGATTAGAACTAAAAAATACCACTACTAAGTTTTTAGAAAATGGCATCTCGGGTGGCGACAATAGAAGTACAGGTGTAAACGGTTCTATTACTTGTATCTTTAACGTTCCATCAGGTGGCGATTTAGAAACTACTGCAATGGTAACAGAATTACTAAAAGGCGAAGTGGTTTTATTTTTAGAGCGTAACGATGGTACAATTGTTTGTGCTGGTTCTCAAAATGGAGCTTTAGTTACTACGGCTGACGGAGATACAGGCGGACAGATTGGAGATTTAAACGGATATACCGTTACTTTCAATACAATGGAGCCTGATTTTTCAAGAAAATACATCTTAACAGGCGATGGATTGGTAGATTATGCAGCGGCTTTAAAAGCTTACGTATAATATTCTGAAAATAATTAAAAGCCTTTCAGATAATGAGAGGCTTTTTTTATAAATTTTACAAAAATGAAAGTACTTTTTTTAGATACGCCTTTGATTTTTAAAGTAGTACCTCGATTTTATCCGTTAATTACCGATACTATTTCGCTACATTTAAGAAATGAAGCTACAAACGAGGTTATAACTCCTGAAATATCATTCACTTTAAATAATTATTTAAACATAACTATTTTGGAACAGCCGACAGACTTCGCTATTCAAAATAAATATGAAGTAATAATTTATAACGATGTTGATATTATCTATATGGGTAAATTAATCGTATTAAAAGAGGGTACAAACGTACAAGATTACGAATATAAAACGCAAAACAATGAGTACTTCAGGTTCAAAGAATAGTCAAATATATAGTTTTGGAAAAGAAAATTTTAGTGCTTTTTTGCCTATTGATGTAAAGCCAGTATTTGCACGTAATTGGGTTACAAATGGGCTAAAAAATTCAACGTTCAAAATTTTTAAAGATGCTTATGACGACAGCCCCACAAACGCATCTATAATTAACGCTTATGTTAGTTATATTTTTGCAGAGGGATTGGTGGATAAAAAAGGCACAAACATCGACAAATATATTTCGCAAGAAGACGCACAAATGATGTGCCATGATTTGAAGTTATACGGAGGTTTTTCAGCTCAAGTAATTTGGAACTCAAACGAATCAGACCGCAAGCCATTAAGAATTGAATATATGCCTATTTATAAATTAGGAGTAAATTATATTCAAGAAACCGCAAAAGTAGACGGATATTGGTTTTGTTACGATTGGGAAAATCCATATAAATATAAACCTCAATTATTCCCGAAATTCACAGGCAAATATGTTGGTAATCCTTTAGAGGTTATTTATGTAAGACGACCAACGAGTGAACCATTTTTTCCAATTCCTGACTATTTAAGTGGGATTAATTGGGCAAGAATGGAGGGCGAAATAGCAAACGCAGGATTTAACTATTTTAAAAATACACTTTCTGAATTAACAGTTATAAACGTTAATAATGGTTATATTGCTGATGAAGAGTTGGCAAACCAAAAAGCCAATAAAATGCGTGAAGATGTTTGTGGTTCTGATAAGTCTGGCAAAGTAGTAGTGCGTTTTAATGATGGTGTAGAAGATGCTTTAGTTATTGACAGAATTGCGCCAAGTGAAATGAGCCAACACAACGTATTTTATAGCGAAGAGGCAGAACGTAAATTAATAGTAGCACACTCAGCGCCTCCGATTTTATTTGCTGGTTCAAATAGTGGTACTGGTTTTAGTTCAAATGCTGATGAGAGAGAAATAGCAATAAAAGATTTATACCGAAGAAATATAAACCCTTTCAGATTGACTTTTTTAAACGGACTTTATGAGGTTTTTAAATTAATAAATGCCGATATAGTTTTAGATTTTAAAGATTTTGATTCAGAAGAAAAATTAGACACAAATGATACTATTGCTTAAACCAAATGATATTCCACGATTAACAAATTTAAGCGGGAATATTGACGTAGATAAAATTGCGCCTCATGTATTTACAGCTCAAATAAACGATATTAAAAGGATTTTAGGAGCTGATTTATACAATAAAATAGTAAATGATTACGATGCTGAAACTTTAGTAAATGAATATGCTACTATTTACAACGATTATGTTTTAATGATGTTAGCTTATTATTCCGCTTATTATTTTGTAGGTTTTGGAAGTTATCATATTGCAAACAATGGAATTGTAAAGTTAGCAGTTGAGGGAGGTACAGCAGTTGATATGAAAGAAGCAAGTGTATTAGCTAATAAATTTAAAGATTTAGCAGGAACTTATGAGATTCAATTAAACGAATATCTAAAAACAATTTCAATTCCTGAATACACATCAGAGGATAGAGTAGTAACTAAGTTAAAAGAATGGTATTAAAATGGCACAAATAATACACAACATATCAACTCCAAATGATGGCTTAGGCGACGAATTAAGGACAGCCTTTGACAATCAAAATGAAATGAATACCGACTTATATACTAATAAAGTAGATAAAGTAATTGGTAAAGATTTAAGCGACAATAATTTTAGTGATGCTGATGTAACAAAATTAGCAGGAATTGAAGCAGGTGCAGAAGTAAACGTTCAAGCTGATTGGTTGCAAGATGATGACACTCAAGATGATTTTATAAAAAATAAACCAGACCAGTTGTTTGCGAGTTTCGGATATTTTCATATATCAGATTTAGCGACACAAACAACTCCTTTATCTTTTGTTGCGTCTACACCTTTACAGCTTACAAATGATGGTGGCGGAGCTTTTACAAATTATGAACAGGCTCCGTATGGTGTTTCTGATATTTGGAACACATCTACAAATCAATTTGATTTTACAAAATTATCAGTTGGAGATGCTGTTTTAGTTCGTACTGATTTAGCTATTTCAACAACTTCTATAAATCAAAACTTAAGACTTTATATTAAGTTTGGAATTGGCACTGCTTCTGAATATGATTTACTTATTGATAGTTGGAATGAAAAAAGCGTTTTTACTTTTGAACAATTTATAAAAGATGTTTCATTTTCTATTGATAACGAAGATTGGCGAGATGCACCAGCGGAAATTTATATTTTATCTGATGATGATGGTAGTGTAAAGGTAAACGGCTGGTACATTCCAATTATTAGAAAATCTGTAAATATTATTGATATTGATGGCGGTTCTCAAAATTTACAGCAAGTTACCGATGTAGGTAATACTACTACAAATTTTATTGGAGCTCCAATGTTTAGATTAATTCAAGGTGCTTTAGAAGTAGATATAACTGCTGATGTGTTAACAGGAACACGTGAATTATTTATTCCTAATAAAAGCGGTATGATTGCGCTTCAAGAAGATACGGTTGCAAAAGTAACAACATCAGGCGTCGAGCGTGCTTATATCATTAATGCAGATGGTTCGCAAGGTACAAAGGCTACGAGTGAGTTTGGCGGTTCAGAATCATTACTACAAGTAAAAGGATTTGCTACTGATTTTCCTTTATCTAATCTTATTGGAACTTCTGCACCTATGTCTAATATTGCTTTAGCTTCTGGTACTGCTGATTATAATAGAAACTTAGTGGCAACTTCAGAAGTCGGGCATCAAGGTTTAGTTGCTTTACGTTCAAGCGCTAATCTTAATTCAGGTTTCTGTTTCTTTTATGGAGGTACAATTGTAAATAACGGAGATAAACACGTGTTTTTTACTCAATTTAAACTACCAACGGTTACAGATGTTAAAGGATATGTTGGTGCACATAGCTCAACGACAACAGCTGAACCTGCTAATTCTTGCTTTTTAGAAATTGTAAATAATTCGGGAGTTTTTAAAACTCGTGGTTCTGCACTTACAACTGCTTCAACTTCTTTCACTTTAAATGCTAATACTTGGTATAGTTTAATGATTGAGTTTAAAAGCACAACAGAAGTCTATTTTAAAATTAAGTTAGATATTGGTACGGTGGTAGCTGAATTTACGTCAACAACAAATTTACCATCTTCATCGGTTGCTGGGTTTAGTGCAAATATTAATATGTTTTCAACAGTTGCGACAACTGCAAGGGATTTAATGCTTTTAGATTACGTGGAATATCGACCAGAAAAACCAAACCATTTAAAATCATTTTAGTTATGATAGTTTATAGAGAATTATTAGAAAATGGCGGTTATATCGAACATGAAAGTTTGGATACAATGCCAGAAAACGCAAATTATATTGAAGTTGACGTTACGCCAAACCAAACGGAATTAAACGAATTAACAGTTGATTTAACAAACAGAATAAATAAAGCGTTTACATTATTACGTCAAAGAGCTTTAGCTTCAAGTATAGGTAAATCAATTAGTTTTGGGTTTGATTATATCAAAGAGCAATCAGACCAATATACGTGTAAATATGAGGTTGCAATAGGTAACGTTTCGGATTCTTTTGTAAATGCTATGATTGACAATGAAGCAAATGATTTTGGTATAACGTCGGAACAAATGCGTCAATTAATTATTGATAGATACTTACAAGGTAAAGGGGTGTTTATGGCGTATACTTCAATGATTGAAAGAGCAAGAACAAAGGCGTTGACAATGATTGAAATAAGTGATTTTGAAAAGGCGGAACAAATTACTTTAATGATGGAAAATGTACCTACTGAAATGACTTTAGAAGATGCAGAAATATTAACTAATCAAATGTTGGCAATATAATGTTAGGAAGTAAAAATAACACGTTTTATAAAACACGAACCGAGTTAAACGATTTATACTCTAATATGAATCTTTTGCTATTTGTAAAAGGTAGAAACGACAAAGATATAAAAGACTATCAAAGTGCTTTTCAATACTTTCAAAGATTTCCTTTTAAATTCGATGGTGCAACTATTGTAAAAGATTTAAACGATTTACCAAATTTAGATTTAGACGCAATGTTACACGATTACGAATATTTAAAAGGGGCAAATAAAAACTTTGTAAAAAAGTGGTATTGCGATATTCGATATATTAAGAATATGGAAAAAAACGGAAAAGGAATAAGAGTTTTTAGATTTATTTTATTAACTTTAGTTGGATTAATATTTGTACCTTATTGTAAAATTTTTAAATAGTTAGTTTATGGCAGTATTAAATGGTTGTTCGCTATGTAGACCAGCGGAGTATATCAAAAGTAAATTAGAAACAAATAAGAAAAACTTTTTAGTTTATTCTATTTTTATGATTCTATTAATTGAATGGGCAAGTTTTATTTATTTGAAGTATTTTCATGGCGTTACAAAAGTAACTACTGATTTTTACGATGCTAAAATTGCACCTTTCACAACAAATTTAGCTTTGTTTATTCTTGTTTTTTCAATATTCCTTTGGAAAGATAGATTACATTTTTGCTTTAGAAAGTCCGCTACAACGTTTTATTTATCGGTTTACTATCTATTTAATGCAATAGCGGTTTTAACTTGCTTAAACGCTTCAAAATACTACTTATATGTTTCAATTAGTTTCTTATCAGTAGCGACCTTTTTATTTATTGTTTCACTACTTAACAATAAAAAATAATGGTTTTAGAAGTTTACGCAAAGGCTTATTTATTAAAAGCTAAAATAGTTACATCAAGTATGTTTACAAAAAAAGGAATGATTTTAGCACCCGTAATTGTACCCGTTACAATGGCAAAAACAACAGGTTTAGCAATCGAGTTGTTAATTTTCTTAATGATAACAGATTTTTTCACTGGCATAGTTGGTAACTATTTTGAAATAAGAAAGACAAATAAAAAAGTTGGTTTAGTAGAAATTATCAGCTCTGAAAAATTAAAGCGTTCAGGCGTTAAATTTATGCTTTATTCCTTAACTATTATAACAGCTTTCTTTTTACAAAGAATATTCCAATTAAAAACTTTTACACTATTGGTTTCTGATATGAAATTGAATTTAGTAATTGGTGTTATTGGGTTTTGGTGCGTAGTTGAATGTTATTCTATATTCTTTGAGAACTTCAAAAAGATGGGAATCGATATAAAAAGCACAATTAAAAAAATAACTGATTTAGTAACTTTCTTGAAAGAGAAATCAAACGATGTATGTAAATGAGTAAAATAGTAGAAGTGGCCGAAAAAGAAGTTGGACAAGTAGAAGTTCCTAAAAATAGCAATAAAACTAAATATGGAAAATGGTTTGGTTTTGATGGTGTAGCGTGGTGCGGAATGTTTGTAAGTTGGTGTTATGCACAAGCTGGCCAACAATTACCAAAGATAGGATTTAGTAAAGGTTTCGCAGGCTGTCAAACTGCGGTGGCCTACTTTAAGAAATCAGGCCAATTAACAACAAAGCCTATTGCTGGCGACATTGTTTTTTTTGATTGGAATAAAGACGGCCGTTATGACCATACAGGAATATTTGTAAAATGGTTAAACGAAAATGAGTTTGAAACTATTGAAGGTAATACGGCCATAGGTAATGATTCAAATGGTGGACAAGTAATGAGAAGAAAACGAAATAAGAATGTAGCTATATTTGCTCACATATAAAACAAAAAAACCGCTCTAATTAAAGGGCGGTTTTCTTTTCTTTTTAACCTACATAAATTGATAAATAAATTGATTCAGTAATCAATTCTCTAAACGGAATTAAGTTCATTCTATCGTCAAAACAAAGAATTTCTATTATTGAATTATCTTTTCTGTACATTGTAATATAACCTATAAACGTATTATTTTGTTCGTAAACAGGAATAAAACTTCTTTTACCTTCAAAAAAAAATGGAAATTGAGGAGAAAATGTTTTATCTTCTGTAAAAGCATTTTCTAAAAAACCGTGATAAATTCCATCAGCAACTTTACTCCATTGTATATATCCCAAGAAATCAGAATCATTCGCGTTAAAAACTAGAGCATCTAATTCGTCATTTGATGCACCCGTTGTACTTGTTTTTAATGAAAATATATACTTTAAAATTGATGTCGGGGTGTTCCCACCCCCATTAAAATTTCCAGTATTAGATTGATACCAATTCATAAAATCCTCAACACTTCCGTAAGGCGTACCGTTTTCGTCTAAAATATCATCTATATGTATTCCTCCTTCGTAGTCAAGTGGTGCTTGATTAACACCGCTAAAAAAGAATTTATCAGATGAATCTGTATGCCTTCTTATAAAAACATCTTTTCGCAATCCTTCATATTCTATTGTTGTTTCAAGGTCAATAAGATAGAAATAATTTCCTTTTACAAAGCATTTAAATTGTCCCATTTTTTTAAAATTAAAAATTAAAAATAAATTTAAGTATTATAAAAACACTATTTTTAACAAAGTAATAAGTGAATATATTGATGTAATAAGTGGGAATAAAAAAAGGGCATCTTATAGACACCCTTTTCTTTTCAAAACTAAACTAAAACTATGAAAAAACTAACTAACTGACACAAATATAATACTTTTTTGTTAATTGTAAACTTTTTTTACTAAATTTGTTTAAATAATTCTAAACTATTTTTATGAAACCAAACAAAAACAGACGTTATCGGTTGAATAATGCAGAAGTTAAAAAACTAAATCTTGAATTTAATTTAAGAAATCGTTATCGACTAACAAAAGAGCAAGAAGTACAACTACTTAAACTTCGAGAACCACAGCACCAAATTAAAAGATTATTCTTTGACATCGAAACAAGTCCAAACATCGGTTATTTTTGGTGTACTGGTTATAACTTATCAATTCAACCTCACGACATTATAGAAGAACGTAAAATAATTTGTATTTCGTATAAGTGGCAAGATGAAGATAAAATACATACTTTAACTTGGGATAAAAACCAATGCGACAAAGAAATGTTAATCGACTTTGTAAAGGTTGCAAATGTAGCTGATGAATTAATAGCACACAATGGCGACAGATTCGACATTAAGTGGATAAGAACACGTTGCATTTTTCATAGAGTTCCAATGTTACCACAATACAAAACTTTAGATACACTTAAAAAAGCAAAGTCAGGATTTAATTTCAATTCAAATAAATTAGATTACATAGCTCAATTTTTAGGAGTTGGTGCGAAAGTACAGCATCGGGGTTTTGATATGTGGAAAGACGTTTTAAAAGGCTGTAAAGAAGCTATGAAAGAAATGGTTATCTATTGCGAAGGCGACATTATAGTTTTAGAAGATGTATTTTTAACAATGCAAAACTATATTAAACCAAATACACACGCTGGAGTTTTAGGTGGTAACTTAAAATATAGTTGTAGTTGTTGCGGTTCAGAAAATATAACTTTGCTTAAAAACAATGTAACCGCTTTAGGTACTATTAAAAGGCTAATGCAATGTGATGACTGCGACAGCACAAACGAAATAAGTAATTCAGCTTATATGAACTATTTAAAATTTAAAACAAATAATTTTATATGAAAAAAATCACATTAATACTAACCGCAATTCTATTAACGTCTTGCGGTTCGGTTAAAAAGTCAAGTACTGAAACTGATTTAAAAACGGAATCAGAAAAGAATACAGAAATTGACGCTACTAAATTTTCAAACTCTTTTACTTTAGAGCCTGTTGATTTAGACAAACCAATTCTTTTAGGCAAAGATACAATTTATAACACAAGGGTTATTTATAACAATTCTAAAGAAGTAATAAAAGAAAAAAGCAATGAAGTAAACAAAAGCGATTTAAAGCAAGATATTCAAACTAAAGATAAAGATTATTCAGTAGTTATTGAAACGCTCGCAAATAAGTTTATTTGGCTAATTGGAATACTCTTTGTACTTTATTTCATTCTAAATTATATTAAAAGTAAAACCCCACTTATATAGCGGGGTTTTTTATTGCTAATTTCTTTAATCTATTTTTACTTACTAATTGACCATTAATATAATAAGCACTTCTTTTTTCATTGTAAGTTAATTTACGAAATACTTTAGTACGCTTTTTTGGGCAATGCTCCAACTGATATAAAAACCCATCATTCAAACATACGATATAATCATATATTTTAAATGTAGTTGTAATTATTTTATTTTTAGGCAGTTGCATAATTTAGTTACGTCAATCGATGAGTTATAAGTAACTTTAAAGAACATTGCGTATAAAGAGGGTGTCATATCTTTTTGAATTGCCACTGTTTGCTTTTGTGTGCAGTAGCATCAGGTAATCTTACATTCATAGAACCATTGGCACACTATCGATACTTTGATAATCTAACTAATTCTTACCTTTGTTTTTATACGCAATTTTTCTAAATTGTTGTTAAATCTTTTTTCATAATCCTTTTTCTTTTTTAAATATTTCTAATAGTTCTTTTTCATTTTTATATACATTATGATTGAAAATAAATTCTTTTGTTAGATTTTCGTAATACGTTTCTTTTCTAACCCATTCAGCAAATTCAATAGCATAATTATCAAATATTTTTACCAGATGTTTTGCATCGTTCTGGTCTTTTTCTTCTAAATTAATATCATCGCCAGAGTATTCATAACAAAGCTCTAATAATGTTGATTGTTTTCTTTGTTCCATAATAAAAGCTACTTATAACATCGGTTTTGCTCTATTGCGGTTTCGGGCATAATTCGATGTCAGGTTTGTATTTGTTAATATTGTTTTTTAATCGATAATTTAGGCTTACTTTTCCGCAACAAAGCAAAGCCGAGAAACGTTACAGGAAATGTTACCCAATAGCATCGAAAATCGAAACTTGATTAACATTAGGCTTTTTTTCTATTCCTAAAACAGTTTCAAAAATTGTTCTTCCTGCTTCGTAGTCAACTAAGTTTCTTGCAATTTTCAACATCGGTTGTGTACCTTTATAATCAGAAACATCAATTTCGTGTATTTTGCAAAGCTCTTTTAATTCGTCTTTTGCTTGCGATACAACACCGCTAATATTTCTACTACTTAACTTATTTGGTAAATTAAAGTTTGTCCAATACAAATGTCTATCTCTTTTAATCGCTGGTATTAATGGTTCGTAATACGGTATTACATTTTCAACTACAAATTTTCCATTTCTGTAATAATGCTGTAAAAACAATATTTCTTCATAAAGTTTCATGTCAGGATAAACAGGTCGTGTAGTTGTATCGTAATTTGAACTATTCCAATACCTAGCTCTTGAATGACTTGGACAAGGTGGAGAACTCCAAATAAAATCAAAGTTTTTAAAGTTGTCAAGTAAATATTGGTGTGCATCGGTAACAATTACAATATCATTTGGAAAACGCTCTTTGTACATTCTTGCAAGTTCTTCATCATATTCAATTGCTGTAACTTCTATTTCAATTCCTTTTTCTTTAGCAACTTCATCCCATTTATATCTGTTTCCACCTAAACAAGCATATAAATTCAATATTTTATAAACACTTCCTGTAACAGCGTGTTTATTCAATTGTTGCTCTTGGTTTAATTTATTGGTCATTGTGTATTTGTATTTTTTAGTAATTAATTAAAAGTTAGTTTGCGTCTTTCAACAACTGAAATAAACACGCAAAACGTTGTGCGAGATGCTAGGAAACCGCTTAAAAAGGACTGTCAATTTCAGTCCAATACTCTACATTTTTAATTTCAAAATCTCTTGTGTCGTAAAAATCACAAAATTCCGAACCATCTAAAACACCTTCATACATTTCAGCAATGTGATATTTTCCATATTGGTCAGCAACTAAAACTTTGTCGCTTTTTTTACCATCAAATAAGCCTGTTTTGTAAGCTAATGGTCTTTTTTCTTTTAATTTATACCAAATCATAATTGATTGTTTTTTTTGTATTGTTTATATTTTTTCTTTGCTTTCTTGGTTGCTTTATCTAATTCATTAAAATAAGCAAATCCGTATTCTATTTTTTTATCTGAAAAATAACCATCTAAATAAGCGCCAATATATTTCTGTTTTTCTGTCATATTAAAGTTTTTAAAAGCACCATCGCACTCGAAGTTTTTGTGTACTTGCACGCTACAAGCACAATATTTAAACGTTATAATTTTTCCCAAGCCTTAGCAACATACTCCCTTGTTTTTTTATCGATTTTAATTTGTTCATCTAAAAGGCTGTTAACATAGTTTATATGTTCTGTTGGCATACGTTTTCTAAAATACCATTCAATAGAACTTAGTTCAACTTTTAATTTAACAGCTAAATCTTCTAAGAATTGTTTACGATTTATAACTTTCTTTAATTTTTGTTTTAGATAGTATTTAAAATATTCAGTTAAACAATCAATTTGCAACTGTTCTTTTTGTTCTTGAGTTGGGTTTCGTAATGATTTTTTTAAATGTGGTGCAATCCCATTTTCGTAAACTCCGACTAAATAAATTCCATCTTCAAACTCATCTATAATGAATCGCATATTTAATGGTAGTTTGTCTTTTAAATCTTTAATTTGTTTCATAATTTTATCGTTTTAATTTTTACAAATGTACAAAAAATAATTTAACTTACAACAATTAAACGTTATTTATATTAATTATAAATTACAACAAAAATTTGTTAGTTTGAAAAAAAAGGTTGTATATTTGTCCTATCAAATTAAAACAATATAATTATGAAAGCAACTATCACAGGTTACCCAATTAATAAGAATGGTAAAGTATTGACTACAATACCAAACGAAATTAAAATATTAGAGTTTAAAGGTAAAACAATAAAACAAAATGGGGATTATCTTTATTTTAGATTTAAAAGAAATGGTTTTTTTATTTATTCAAACTAAAACAATATAATTATGAAAAAAGTAACAGTAGATTATAACGGAATCGAATTTGAATTAGATGGTTATTATCAAGAAGGAGAAAAAAGAACGCATGACTATCCAGGTTGCGGTTCTGTTTATGAAATTTATAACGCTTTTGTTAATGGAATTGATATAATGGAAATATTAGTTGAAAGTCAATTAGAAGATTTACAATATTTAGCAATCGAACAAATAGAAGATTAAAGATGAACGGAACAATAATAAGCGAGGAAAAACTTTTAGAATTAAAAGACCTTGCAAGAAAAATAGAAAATATTGAAATTGAATTAACGTGCTTTGGAAACGATGATATGTTAAATTTAAAACAAAGAAAACTAACGGAACAAATAACTGAATTAATTAAAACACTATGAGTACAATCACACTTTACAGAAAAGCGGTAAACTTTAGAACTCGATTAAATAAGTTGCTAAGAAGACCAAAAAGAACAACTATTGAAAAACTTTCAACAGGAGTAATAATCGAAACACAAGTATTTAACAACAAAAAAATAATTAAAGTATATGGAAACTAAAAAACCAACATTAGAAGAAATAAAAGAGTATTTTAAAAATGCTAAAGAGGTTAAATGTTTAGCAAATTTAGAAACATTTGAAATAAATTTTAAAACAATAAACGAAAAAAACAACAATGGCACAGATAATTATTGGTGTTTTTCTAAAAATGGTAGTTGGATTTTATTATGGTCTTTTCTTCGTCAAAATTACGCTGAAATAATATCTTACAAAGAAGAATTAACACAAACAGCAAAACTTCAAAGCGTTACAGATTTACAAACACCTAAACACTACGATAATTCAAAAGGAAGTATTTATCAATTCTGTGAAAATCAAAACCTTAATAGCTACGAATTTGATATTATTAAGCGAGTGGTTAGAAGTCGTAAAAAAGGAAACTTCAAAGAAGATTTAGAAAAAACAAAACATTTAATCGATTTGTATTTAAAGGAATATGATAACTAAAGATTTACAACTTAAAACGATTGCGGTTTGCTCCGATTTACTTTTAGAAGCTATCGACGATGGCAGACCGCTTAATGAAAATGGTAAACTTTTAAAACAACTACTTGAAAAGCAATTAGAAGCCATTTACAGCCATGAAGTAGTAAGGAACAATGAAAGTTACCAAGAAACTAAAAACAGGGTTTTATTTAATATAAACGCACATTTTAAACTATGATACCAAACGAAACTTTATATTTAGATATGCGAGAGATTGCGACAATGGTAGAAAGAAGTTATAACTACGTTAGAAAAGAATTAAAAAGAGCAAATGTAGAGCCAGCAAAAAAAGAACTAAATAGATATAACTACGTTTTTTACTACAATATTGAAGATGTTAAACGTGTTTTTAAAATTATTGAAATTGAAGTAGAAAAGGTTTTTACAATTAAAGAAACAGAAGTTTATCATATTTACGAATCTAAAATGAATTATATACAAGACTTATGAAAAGTAAAAACGAAATTATAGAAAATATTGACCCTAAAAAAACTTACATAGGTAGTTATGTTATTGCAAGAATAAACGATGTTGATACTGATGACAGATTTATTCCTACTACACTAAAAAAAGGCGATGTAATCAAACATCAAGCTGGTTCAAAAATTAGACCTTGTGTAATAATTAAAGTTAAAACAGATAAAGTAATTTGTTTACCTTTAACATCTACTGAAAATATACATTACTTATGTGAAAGTAAATCAAGGTTTTTCGGAAATACTTATTTTTCAAACGAATATAAAGTTATTGAAATTGAAAGAGCAAAAAGAAATTTTATAGGCGTTTATGATAATCACAAATTTTTAAACAACGCAATTAAAGAATTAAAACTATTTATACTTAAAAACATATGAAATTAGCACCAAGTAAACACAGCTCACGAAACACAACAAAAAACCAAAATACTGGTATTTGTTACGAGTCAAAACAAAACGAAAGAAAAACAGCTTTAGAAGTTGTTGAAATGGCTAAAGAGTTACCGCATTTGAAAACTAAACCAATTGTATACGACGTAAATAGAAAACCATGAATGAAAGAATAGAACAATTATTAAGCATTATGAAAACATTAAGAAGATGTGGCTTAAACGATGAGAAAGTTAATAAAGAGTTATTAAAACTTAAATATTCGAAAGAGCAAACAAAATTAAACATAAAATAATATTCGCAAAGTATGGAAATAACAAAAAGACAAATTGAAATAGTTGATTTACTATGTCAAGGTCAAAGAGTACAAGAAATAGCAGACTTTTTTAATTGTAGCAAAGGAACTATTGAAAAGGAGTTATTTTGGTTTAAAGACTTCTATAATGCAAACACTTTAATACAAGCTATTTATAATCATTTTAATATAAAATAACTTGTTTTATAACAAAAAAATGTTTAAATTTGACAAACTAAATTAATAATTATGGGAGCAAAAGAGTATTATCTAAAGTTAAGTGAATACCATTACAACGAACTTAACAACAACGAAAAAGCATATCTTTTTAATCTCGGTATGGAAGTAAGACAATTACCAACTGAAACAGATTTAGAAGATGAAAACTACAAGAAAATACGAAACGCAAGATTAAAAGCGTGGAATGTAGAACAAAAATATTTAAGCAGAAAACGAAATAAATAACTAACTATGAAAAACCTATTTAAAGCATTAGCTAACTTTCAGCAACAAGTTCCAGTAATACACAAAGGAACGCAAGGTTATGGATATTCTTACGCTGATTTACCAGCAATTTTTGAAATCATTAACCCATTATTAAAAGAAAATGGACTTGGATTCACGCAATTAATAGAAGGTCAAGGCGTAAAAACCATTATATTTCATATTGAATCAGGCGAAAAAATAGAAAGTTTGACAGATATTCCGCAAGGCGTAACGTTAAAAGGAATGAATGACTTTCAAGTTTTAGGAAGTGCAATAACTTATATTAGACGTTATGCGTTATCTTCTGCACTTGGTTTAGTAACTGACAAAGATACCGATGCTGGAGGTCAGCAATTAAGTAATATTGATAAATTAAACGCTTGTAAAAGTTTAACGGAATTACAAAAGGTTTACACTTCAATATCAAAACCAACAACACAAGAATTTGAACTAAAAGAAAAATTAAAATTAACACTTAAATAAATTACAATTATGGAAATTACAGGAGTAATTAAGGTTTTAGAATCTACACAACAAGTTAGTAGTTCTTTCAAAAAAAGAAACTTAGTAGTAAGTACAAACGAACAATTTGTACAGCATATTTTAATCGAGTTTGCACAAGATAAATGTGACATATTAGATAATTACAAAGTCGGGCAAAACGTTAAAGTAGGTATTAATTTACGTGGTCGTGAGTGGGTTAATCCACAAGGAGAAACAAAGTACTTTAATTCAATTCAAGGGTGGAATATTTCAAAAGATGAAAGTACTGCACCAGTAATTGAAGCAGTTACTTCAGAGCAAAGAAATAAGGCTATTGCAAACGATGAAGAAAGTGATTTACCCTTTTAGCAATTACCCAATATTTAAAGAATTAGTAAACACATTTGATTTAATTATCCCTGAAGAAATTTAGGGATTTTTTTTTATAAAATAGTTTGTATATTAAAATAATTGTGTATATTTGTATTAAAGTAATATCTGTGGTGGATTTATTACAACTAAAAATTTACAATTAAACAACCTTGTCAGGAGTAGAGCCACCACCTCGAAACTGACAGGGTTTTTTGTTATATAATATTATGGATTATTTTAAATTAACTCGAGCATTTTGGGATTTTGCTTTTGAGAATCCCGAAAAAATTAAACCTAATCATTGTGCATTATATTTATTTATAGTTGAGCATTGCAATCGTTTAGGGTGGAAAAAGAAATTCGGATTACCTACTGAAATGAGTAAAGAGGCTATTGGAATAAGAAGTTATAATACTTACATTCAAACTTTAAATGAATTAGTTGAATTTGGTTTAATAGAATTGATTGAAAAATCAAAAAACCAATACAGTAGCAACATTGTAGCTATATCAAATTTTGACAAAGCACTTGATAAAGCACTTGATAAAGCAAGTAAAAAGCATTTAACAAAGCAAGATGAAAGCATTGTACAAAGCAATGATAGTATAATAAAACATAATACATATTACATAGAACCTATTACAGATTTTTTAGAAGTTGAAGTTTTAGAATATTCTTTTAATGATTTTTGGAGTATGTACCCAAATAAAACAAATAAGAAAAAAGCCGAAGAAAAATTTAATAAATTATCTAAAGAACAAAAACAAAAAATTGAAGAGCATTTACCTTATTTTGTAAATAACAAACCATTTAAAGAATATACTTTTCCGCACGCTACAACTTATTTAAATCAAGAGCGTTTTAATGATGAAATAACAATTAATAATAATAACAATGGAACTACAAAAATTACAGACACCGAACAATTCAAACTTATTACTGAAGCAATTAAATCAACAGGAATTAAAAGATGATTTATTTCAATCTTTAATTATTGCAATGGATAGAACTCAAATGGAACTTTTAAACATTCAAGATACTTCTGATTTTATAAAAGATGAATTTAGTTTTTTAAGTTTAAACGAAATTAGAAAAGCAATTCGTAATGGTTCAAGTGGTAAGTATGGCAGAACTTATAAATTAAGTACGCAAGAAATTTGTTTTTGGATTCGTGAATTTATGAAAGAAAAAAATAATAAAAGTTTAAAAATATAACTTATGTCTTGGGAACACAAACGACACGTAACAAAGATATTTAACGCTTTTAAACGTAACAAAGAAAGAATTTACAAAGAAGATATTGAAGCACTTAAAAACCTTGATGAATTTATAAACGAATCCTCAAAGACTTTAACAAAAGATAATCTTTTATATGCTAAATTACTTTGTGTATTTTTACGTCAAAATATACACCATTATAAAGATGTTAAATTCGCAATTAAAGAACTAAAATTTCAGTTAAATATTCCGCTTGACAGACAAATAGAATTATTAACTTATGATTTAAACTTGATAGAACTACAAAAGCAAGAAACACCAGAAGCGGTTTTAGATAAATTAAAAAAGACTTGGAGTAAAGAAGTAGTTGAAAAATCATTTTACAATTCAGCAAACGACTTATTAAAAGAAATTGAAAACTATACTTAATTATGAATTTAGACTTTAACGAATTAGAAAATATATCTACTGAAAGTGTAGTTGATTTAGACAAAATAGAAAAGGATTGTTTTGTTGACCTTTCAGAAGAAATGCTACACCCCGAAATTTTACTTTCTATTGGAACGCATGAGTACAAAGGTAAGTTTTACCCAACGCCAATAATGACAGCAAGTGAGTTTTCAGCAATTATAGCAACATCAAAAAGTAAAAAGACTTTCTTAAAATCGGCTTTTTTAGCGTGTTACATTGATGGTAATAGTTCAATACTATTTCCAAACATTAGAAGTCATAGAGATAGCGAATATACTATTTTGGACTTTGATACTGAACAAGGTAAATATTACACACAAAGAACGTTTAGACGTGTTATTGAAATGGTAGGAGCTTCAAACGATAATTACATAGGTTATGCAACAAGGCATTTAAGTAGTAATGAAAGACTTTTACTTATTGACCATTGCTTAAAAAATCAGCATAAATATAAACACCCTGTAAAATTAGTTTCTATTGATGGAATAGCTGACTTGGTAGAAAATACAAATGATATTGTTATGAGTAAAGAAGCATCTGATTATATTATGAAATGGACTTATGAATATAACATACACATAACAACTATTATACATAAATCAGCAGTAACAAATAAACCTTTAGGGCATTTAGGTACATACGTTTTAAAGAAAGCCGAAACAGTTATCGACTTAGAAATACAAGATGACAGAAGTATAAAAGTAAGTAATCCTTATTCACGAGGCTACCGATTTGATGACTTTACTTTTGATATAAACAAAGATGCTTTACCTTATTTAATTGAAAACGGATTTTAATATGGAATACAATTTACTAAAAGACCAATTCGACACACAAGTTGAATTGTTTATTAACGGACAACATAGGCTGGTTAGTATTCACTCAATTAGAGCAAGAGTACTACAAAAGAAAGCATTTATTTATAATCAATCTAAATTAGTAAAATAATTTAAAATAAAAATACAACATTAAAAAGTTATTTGTAAATTTGATAAACTTTAAAAACTAAAACTATGAAAACAGCAATGCAAGAATTAATGATTCATATTGGTAAAAAAGGAATTAAAAACTTTCCTTTAGACACTTTAGAATTAATTGAAGAACTTTTAGAAAAAGAAAAAAAGCAAATTCAAAATGCAGTAACTTATGGTAATAGACAAGAGTATTACGATGCTACTGAAGAATTAGGAACTCATTACTACAACGAAACCTTTAAAAACTAAAACAATGAGTTATTATAACACAACAAAAGAAAGCGGAACAACTTTAAAGAATAACGTTACGCAGAGCATTAACCAACCTTACAAAACAAGGTAAGCTAATTAAAACAGATGAGAAGCGAATTGGAATGTATGGAAGAAGTGAGTATGTATGGAAGTTAAACGAAAATAATTAAGATTATGGAAAATATTACAGAAGAAGAAAAAAGAAGATTAAAAATACAAAGTATTACAGAGCATGAAATTAATTTTGATTTAATAAATATTAAATTACAATTTTACAATTATAAAGATGGCAATTTTTCAATAGCATTAGAGCAAGAAAATGAATTTATTGAAGTTATTTTAAATGAATTTCAAATAGATATTATTAAGAAATTTTTAAATCAAAACTTGCACAAGTAACTAAAAATAAGTATATTGCGTTATGATTTACGAAATAAGAAGCGAAGTTAAAAACGGAATAGTAACAAGAAATAGAAATCTTTTAACCGATGCAATACAATCTTTTGAAGGTAAGCAAATAACAATAAGAATTGAAAGAACTAAAAAGAAACGCTCAAATCCGCAAAATGCTTATTATTGGTCGTGTTGTATTCCGATAGTTAGAAACTGCTTAAAAGAAGCTGGACACGTTATGTCAAACGAACAAACTCATGAAATACTAAAACTTAAATTCTTAAAAGAAAATATTTTAGTGAATGAGCAAACAGGAGAAACAATCGAACGTATAAAGTCAAGCACTGAATTAAGTACCTCGCAAATGATGGATTACTTTGCAGAAATAAGAGAATGGATTTTTGACTTCTTTGGAGTAATGATACCGAATCCAAACGATAATATTAAATTAGAATTAGATTAACGTTTGAGTGCTTGGCGAAGAAGCGGATAAAAAATCCTAATTTTTCGATTAAGCCCTAAACTAACAAAGTAAACAACAAACATTAAATTAATAACCGAACCCGCTTTTTTGCCAAACACTTGTTATAAGAAGTAGCGGTTTGCAAAAACAAAATTAAAATGGACACAGGAAATTATATGGCCAATCAAATGGATAGCTTAATTGAAAATGGTTTACACCAAATGGACGAATTTATAACCGATTTAGATAATCGTATTGAAAAATTCATCAAAGAAAATGGATATACTTGGACGGTTGAAGAAATCGTAAAAGAATACCGAGAAAAATATACGCAAGGATTTTATGTAAGTTTTACTTGCAAAAAAATAATTGAGAAATTTAAAGAAGATTTAGCTAAATCAACTGGAATTTCTTTGGAAACGAAATCGTAGCTATTTCTTATAACGTATGGTGCTTTGCGAAGGCGGGGCATTTAACCACTAAAATTAATTAGAAAGATGAATGATATATTTAACGAGAATGTTCCTTTGAAAACGGAAACCCCCGCTTTTGTAAAGCACGTGTTACCAGCAGTGCCTTCATCGGAGGTTTATTTGGAAGATTGTGTAACGGCATTAAAACGCTATGCAGATAAGCATTTTGATTTGGCAATAGTTGACCCGCCTTATGGGTGTAATTGGGGTGGTATTGAACACATATTATCTGGGGACAAAAATAAAAGTATAGCATTTGCAGAAAAAGCAAAAAAATGGGATGTTGCACCAAATAAAGAATATTTTACAGAATTAAAAAGAGTTTCTAAAAATCAAATTATTTGGGGTTATAATTATCTGACAGACCATTTAGGCAATTCTAATAATTTAATTATTTGGGATAAAAAAATTACTGGTTTAAAATACTTATCAAGATTTGAAATAGCTTATTGTAGTTTTAATAATAGCGTTATAAAGCAGATTAACTCTATAAAAGATGATAAAATACACCCAACTCAAAAGCCAGTTAAGTTATACGATTGGTTGCTCCACAATTACGCAAAGCCAAATGATTTGATTTTAGATACACATTTAGGAAGTGGAAGCAGTAGGATTGCAGCGTATAAAGGAGGGTTCAACTTTGTAGGATTTGAAATAGACCAAGAATATTATGAGAAACAAGAAAAGCGTTTTAATGACTTTAAATCACAATTACGGTTGTTTTAGCGGTGTCGGTTCTGGCATTGCTGGTAACGTTTCTCGGCTTTGCTTTGTTGCGGAAAAGGAAGCCAAAAGATTAGATTTAAAAACAAAATTAACAAATACAAACCGAACATTCAGTTAAGCCTAAAACCGCAATAGAGCAAAGCCGATGTTATAAGTAGCTTTTATTATGAAAAATGGATTTATATTAAAAAACAGTTTTGATAGTATTGTTATGCGACACAACTTAATGCGAAATGAAGATTTCGAAACTATTGAACAATGTGTAAGTGTTGCAGATAATTATGCTGTTGAATTTGGAGAATATTTAGATAGTTTAACTGCTGATGATATTGGAAATAAATCAATAAAAGAAATATTACAAATATTTAAAAAGGAAAATAATTATGACACAAGACGAAAAAATTGAAGCGAGTGCAAAAATAGCCGAACAACACGCTATTGAATTTGCAAAATGGTGTTTAAGAAATGTAAAAAAAGCACCGAGTGGCAAAAAGTATGTTTTTAAACATCAAAATAAAGTTGTTGCTGACGAACATACAATTGGAGAACTTTATAAAGTTTTTATAATTGACAAAGAATATAATTTTTAATGAAAATAGCAAGACCTAAAACAGAAAGCTACTTCAATTATTGGGAAGGAGATTGTGGAAAACCTATCAAAGATTATTATAAAAAAGGTTTTTGGAAAAGATACGGACGTAAAAAATTCTTTCGCAATCTCTTTAACCGCAATGATGAGTAAAGTTACTTATAACTATTCGCTAACCGCTATTAACTTATGCAACTAATTAAAAATGAACAGACTCCCAAAATGTAAATACCACAAAGAAAAGTTTATACCTAAGTATAAGTTTCAAAATTTCTGTCTTTCAGACGACGAATGTATAAAAGCATTTAACGAGTTTGTAAAAGCTGAAAAGGAAAAGCAAAGAGTAAAGCAATGGCAAAAGGAAAAGAAAGTAATTAAAGAAAGCCTTAAAACTAAATCCGATTTTGAAAGCGACTTGCAAGATGAAATAAATCACATAGCAAGGTTAATCGACAAAGAAACGGGTTGCATAAGCTGTGGTGGACAAAAAACTTTAGCTGGTGGGCATTATCACAGCGTTGGTTCAAACAAAACAATAAGATTTCATTTAGATAATATTCACTTACAAGATTTTTATTGTAATAATTGGAAGTCAGCAAACACACACAAATACGATTTAGGTCTAATAGAGCGTTATAGTAAACAATATTGGGAATATGTAAAGTTTGATATACCAAAATTATTTCCGTTGCTTAAAATGGCTAAAAATGATTATGCAGAAAAAATTAAGATAGCAAGGCAAATAGTAAAAGAATTACAAAAAGCTGATTTAACTTATTCTGCTAATGTAAGATTAGAACTAAGAAAAAAATATAATGAACGATTAGGAATTTATAACTAAAAACTAAACACAATGGAAGATTACGAAAAAACTTGTAAGAACTGCAAATACAAAAATACTTGCGGTTTAAGAATTGACTACAATAATGAAGTTTGTGATGAACACGAATTAAAAACTAAAGATTATGAAAAAAGGGTATAGTGTTGATAACGGACCTATTTTTGAAAACGATAAGTGTATTTTAGTGGATAACGATAAAATAAATAATGAAGTCTTAAATTTGCCATTAAAAGAATGTGATATTAATGAGTTTTCAGATGAAAACACAATAGGAGTATGGAAAATAAAAAAACTAAACTAAACTTCAAAGAATTAGAAAACGAAAGAGATAAGCTATACATTTCTAAAGATAACCCTAAACGATTGAAAGAGATAATTAAATTACTCGATTTTTTATATTTCGGGATAAAAATGTAAAACATATCAATTAATTTACTAAATTTGTATTTAAACACCCAAATACTAAAGTAGTATTTCAGTAGTATGGCAAGACCAAAAGGAGAAGAGAAAAAAGGAGGTAGACAAAAAGGAACTCCAAATAAAGCCACAGCAGACGTAAGAGAGAAATTTCAAGCGCTTGTTGAGGCTAACCTTGTTCAATTACAATCAGACTTTGAACAACTAAGACCAGCAGAGCGTGTTAAGTTTACTTTAGAGATGGCTAAATTCTGTTTGCCTACTCTTAAGTCCGTTGATTACGTTGGCGAAATAAAAGTAACAGAACGCCCTAAGATTGAATTTGTTAAAAAAACATGATACAATTTAGCGAAAAATATAATCCGTTATTTGAAATACTGAACGCTAAAGGAACAAACTCGAAATTAGCTAAAATTGATACTATACTAATTTCTGGAGGTCGTGATAGTGGTAAGTCATTTGCTTTATCTACTTTTGTTGGAGTAGCTTCAAGTGATTACAATCATAGGATATTATACACAAGACAAACAATGTCAAGTACTGACAATTCAATTACTCAGGCATTAGATAATAGGCTTGAAATGTTAGGCGTTTCGCAGGAGTTTGAATTTGCAAATAATAATTATAGACATAAGCCATCGATTGGTAAAATAACTATTACAGGACAAAAAACAAGCGTAGGAACTCAAACCGCTAAATTAAAATCGTTAGAAGATTATTCGATATTTATAACAGACGAGGGAGAAGAGTTAACAGGTTATGATGATTGGGTTAAAATCAAACGTTCTATGCGTGCGCAAGATGTACAATGTTTGTCTATAATATCTTTTAACCCACCAACTAAAACACATTGGATTTACAAAGAGTTTTACGATGGCATTCCTGAGGGATTTAATGGAATCAAAGATAATATTATTTACATACACACTAACTATTTAGACAATGGAAAAGAAAATATGGCAGAGCATAACTGGTTAGAATATGAAAGGTTGCGTTTGATATATGAAGATTATTTAAAAGTCGATGCAAGGCTAAGAAACGATTTACCTACTAAGTTCAAACGTGAGGCAATGGAATACAAGAACATTGTTTTAGGTTCGTTTAGAGATGTTGCAGAGGGCATAATATTTAGCTATAATGTTGGAGATTTCCCAGATAATGAAAACGGAATAATTTACGGAATGGACCAAGGCTATACACACCCAACTGCAGTAGTCAAAACGCTATTAGATAGAAAAAATAAAAAGATATATCTAAAAGAAATATTTTATAAAACACATCAAACGCCTGAAACTATTTTAAAAGAAATAAGGGAAGAGGTGGGAACAAAAAGAATATGGTGTGATAGCGCAGTTCCTATGTTTATAGCTCAGTTAAGAGGTGCTGGCTTAAATATTAAAGAGTGTAAAAAACCAAAAATTGTAGATTCGATAAATAGTATTTTAGATTTTGAGTTAATTATTGATAAAAATTCATTAAATTTGCAAAGAGAGTTAGACAATTATCGATGGAGCGATAAACAAAAAGAAGAACCGATTGATGATAATAACCACGCAATAGACGCATTTAGATACGCTATAACAGAACAATTAAGAAAACGATTGATAACACATTAGAGATATGAAAAAAGAACACCTATTACACTTTTTTCCTTTTTTAAAAAAGGAATTTAGACAGATAGTAAAAGAAGAAATAAAAAGCGAAGAAACTTTTAAAGAGTTATTTCCAAATGAATTATTTGATAGCTACAAATTAAAAGCGGTTTATGAATATCAAAGTGCAGGGGGTAAGTTTAAGCAACCAAAATTAAAAAAGAATGGCAAAGTATAACTCGATGCATGACATACCTTATTTGAAGTTCTTACAATTCTCTCAAGAGATTGCGGAACATTCAGAAGATTTGGTATTAATAGCTGATAAAGTAATTGAACACTTTTATCCTGAGGTTACAGAAAACGAGGCACTTTATGTTGAGGAGTTTTGGATAGCATTACAAAACAATCCTAAGAGGTTTTTTCCTTATTGGTTTGTATTAGGTAAATTAAACAAGTTTGATAATTTTATAGATGCTGAGAATTTCAAAGATGACAAAGATTATGAAAGTTTACTTAAATTAATATTACGCCCTTTGTGGTGGTTTGGAAAAGTAGACGTGAATAAGGTTAGTTTATCAGATGGTCAAAAGGCAATGTCTTTTTTTTTGACTATATGTCACAAATCAAAGCTCCGTTTCAATACCTTTTTAATAAACCAGTTACAGCTTCAGTTGAAAAGATAACAGATGGCGCAATAGCTCGAAAAGAATTTGCTGAGTTTTATGGTGCTTACTTTGAGATAATGTACGTGTTATGTAAAGGGGATTTTACAAAAATGGAATCGATAGGTAAATGGAAAACTGAAAAGGCTCTTTTGATTGGAGAATATTTAATAAGAAAACGTGACGTAGAAAATATAAAATAGATGAATGAATTAACACTTTTAAACGATTTTGTAATTGGTAGGTTTGAAAATAACCCACTTGTTAATACTATTTCAATAGTTCCAACGTTTGACTTAGATTTCAATAAAGAAAATATTTACCCACTTGTTAATGTTGATTTAACAGATGTAGATATTCAAACAGATGCTTTGATAGTTACATATAAAATTACTATATTGCAGCAGCGAGATATTAAACCTATTAAGACTAATTCTAAATTACTAAACGATAGTAACGTATTAGACAATATGAATGAAACTAATAGTATAGCTTTAGATTTAATTAACTACTTACGTTGGAAAAATAACGATTTAGTAGTTGAGATTCAAAACTTATCTACATTGACACCATTAAGAAATTACAAAGGTAATGGGTTAGATGGTTTTCAGTTTGATATTGATTTAAGTATTTATAATAGAGGTTCACAAGCGTAAGCCGAAAAGCTAATAGAGTAGGCATAACCATTGAAAATATAGAAAAATGGTAACGTATTACAACAAAAAGGATTTGATTAGATTTGGTAATTATTTATTATCAAAAGAGCGTAAAGCTAATTTAAAAAACAAAGTTAATGAAACGAATGTAACAGATTCCGACATAGCTAATTTTTTAGATTCTATTAAAAAGATTGATTAATAATGACTGATTTAGAAGTAAGAGCAATAGCGCAAGAAATCGTTAATAAGGCAAAGGCAACCGCAAGGGTAGACCAAGGCACACTGAGGCGTTCTATTGCTTTTACCTACGTCAGGGGTTTAGTAACGTTTAGACAAATATACTACGGAACATTTGGAGATAACTCGCAATTAGAAGAGTTAGCACGTAAGTATATGCCAAGCGGAATAGCTTATAAAGTTGTTCTTACTGAATTAGGTGGTAACACTTATGAAAGTGGAAAAACCAAACAAGGTAGAGCAACGCAAAGAATAGTCAAAAATACTATAAGCAGAAGCACAAGCAAGAATGTTAAAAAATTAATAACAGCTATAAAAAAGAAAAAAGAAGATGGCGAAGCGCAGGAGTAAAGAACAGATGAAAGCTGATAAGATTATCAAAGCAAGGCTTATGAAGTTTGGCGATGTAGTTTTAGATGAGGCTGTTCCAACTTCAAGACGTGACACTGGTAGGCTTCAAGATGAGATGAACTGGCGAGTTGAGAAAGACACTACGATAGTTTTCGGACAAATGTTTTACGGAGCTTTTAACTATCCATCAGGAAAAGATACAGGCGAAAAGAACGCCCTTAAAATAGCAATCGACAACAATATAGAAGAGAATACAAAAGTAATTATAAAAGATATTAACGAGGTTCTTTTAGCACCTTTTAAAAATAAATAATGGCAGCACCAACCACATTACCAGTTTTAGACAGAACTAATATATCAAATGATACTGATATATCATTTTGTAATTCTCCAATTCATATTAGATTACAAAACGCTTTACAAGATAGTACGATTGAAAGTGCTTACGTTTATTTATGGATTTGGAACGGTGCGCAAAATAAAACATTAGGAAGTCCAAACCATACTTTTTATAAAACAAAAGTAAGTGCATCAGATAATTATTTGAACTTTGAAATATCAGAGCAAATAAAATCATTTCTTATAAGTCCAAGCAATGCGCCAAACACTAACCAACCCAATTTTAGTTACAACGAAGCAAACAATCCAGCTATCACGGGACAAGGTGTGTTTTGGCAAATTGTGGCGGACATAACAAGCGCAGGAGTTACAACACGTTTTAATTTTAGAACGTCATTCGCTACATTAGGTTACAGATGGGCAAACGAACAAACAGCTAACACTTTTTACAATGTAGATATCCCAAGTTCAGAGCGTTGGTATAACCCAAAGATTCATAACTACATCGAACAAGATTTTGATTTAACTAAGACAGTTGCAACCGCTACAAGTGGAAATATTATAACTGTATCAGATGTAACACCGCCAGATGAATGGAGTCGCATTAGTCGTGACCCTTATTTAATTGTTTACTTGAACAAGGTAGGTTTATGGGGAATGTTTACACCTCACGGCAAAGCTGTTAGAAGTGCTAAAAAAGAAATGGCAACCAATAATGTAAATTATCGTGACCCGTCAAGAATTGATACATCATACACTCACTCTAAACTGACTGATAATTTTGACGTTACAGAAACTATAACTATCAATACAGGAAGCCTTACCGAAGATATGGTTTATCAAGTAGAGCAAATTGTGTATAGTCCAAAGGTTTACTTAATTAGATTTGTAGGAGATGTTCAAACAGAAACTTTAATAGGCGTTACAATCGATAATACGTTTATAACTATTGACGATTTGAACACAACTATTGATGGTTTAAGTGTTACAGAAAGTTATTTAGCAAAGTATAAAACACATGAACAAATACCAGTTATTTTAACGGACACAGATTTTACTGTAAAGAATAGAGTAAACGATAAGAATATGATTGATTACAATTTAAAATTTGAAATTACAACAAATAAAATAAACGATTATAGATAATTTTTTGTATCTTTAAGCTCTTATTTTTAATTAGTCTAAATTATGAAAACACTACTATTATTATTTTTATCAGCAATTAGTTATAGTCAAACATATAACATTGAGTTAATTGGTTCGGGTGCATTCGCTACAAAGTACAAAGGCACTTTAGAAATCACAGAAACGAAATGTAATCTTGTTTTTGACGGCAAGGTGGTTAGTTATGATGTAGTTAAAAATGTAAACGGAATTGTTTATATTACAGACGGTGTAATGACGGACTGGCTACAAATAGTTAAAAGCGATGGCAAGAAAAAAGGAGTAGATTATAATTATATGATTTACTTAAATTACGACCAAAGAAAAAATTTAAACGTACAAACAATTTACTACTGCAAATGGCAACCATAATAACAGAAATTTATGTAAGTATTGATAATTTAGAATTTACAAAACTTGACCTTTACAAAGATGAAGCTTTTGAAATGAAGTATTCTAAAAAGGATTTACAAGATATTACAAAAGTTTTCGCACCATTTTCAAAGAATTTCACTTTGCCTGCTACTCCTAAGAATAAGCAGGCTTTTGGGTTTTTTGGAAATACCGAAGTAGTAAAGGTTTTGCCTGATTCAAAATACTATTGTAAAGTATATATTAATGGTATGCTTGACCAAAGCGGAATATTGAAACTTGAAAGTGTTAAGTATAAAAATAACAAAGCTGATTCTTTTACCGCTAATTTTAACACATCTTTACTATCTTTAAAAGACAGAATAGGAAATGATACACTACATTCTTTAAGCGATGGCACACATATAACTAAATGGACTTCAAAAGAAGTATATCAAAGACTATCAGGGGTTGGGACTATAAGCGGATTGCGTTATTTTGCGCCTTTAGTTTCTAATAATAGGGTTTGGAATTACGACGCAAACGAAAACTTTAACGACAATATAGCTTATAAATCAAGTATTGCGCCTACATCTCAGCAATGTATTAGAAGTGGCGAGATAAGACCTGCTATAAAGTTTACCGATGTATTAGATTTGATTAAAAATAAGTATGATTTAGTGGTAAATACTCCTTTAGAAAGCACACCACAATTGCAGGATTTATATATTTATGGTAATAATTCAAAGATAACCGATGGTAAAGAGAAGTTTTTTAGCATAAATAACGCTTTTAGCAATTCAAGTGCGACTAATAAGGTTACCTATAACTCAGGAGATGGAACATTTAAGGTAGAAAAATCAGCAACATTGGTAAGACCTCGTATGTTTTTTAGTTTTACTAATACAATTATAAGCGATGACTTTACAAGCGAAACGCCAGTAACTATAAAGTTATACCAAAAAGGGACGAATATATTATTTTATGAAAATAGTGATTTAGAGTTTGACTTTGGAACGGTAACTTTTGATTTTTATTTACCTTTAAATATGTTCGTAGCTAACGAATTAGAATTTTATATCTCGATTCAAAGCGAAAAGTTAATAACGTGGTCGGCTGTGAGATTAACTTGCAGATTTTATACTTCAAGTGTTATTGCTACATCTACATCAAACAATAACAACAATGCCGATGCAGTAGGTTTAAATAAAATAGATTTAATTAAAACGATTCCCGATATTAAGATTATAGATTTTTTAACTTCTTATTTTAAGACGTTTAATATTTCTATTTTTGACAGCTCGCCAAACGATGAAAATTTATTTTTCTTAACTCCGCAAGATGTTAATGCAAGTGGGCAAGTTTATAGTAAATTAGTAGTCGACTATACGAGATTTGCAGATGTAAAAGAAGTAGTGAAATCAGTAAACAATCCATACAACTATTATAACTTCAAATTAGCGCAAAGCAATTACAGAAGCAATATTGATTTTAAAAACCAGTTTGGGATTGAGTACGGACAAACTTATTATCCAAGTGTTAAGCCTGACAAAGCAAACGAATTTAAGGTAGAAACAAATTTTAGTATTATTCCGCCCGTACTTATAAATGGAACATCAAATATTTATACGGCTTATGCTTTTACAAATGAAAGCCCAAGTATTATAGATGGTTATTTTAGGTACCAGCCAAACTTTGATGAATTGACTTTGTTTTATTCTCACGGCAATACTTCTTTAGGAACAACTACTTTAGGCTGTCAAAATATAAACACTTCAAACGTGCTTATAAATTCGCCTCTTACAAGTTACATAAAAGTAATGCCATTCAATAAAACTAATAACCATTCGTTAGCATTTTCGATTTTAAGAATTAATAACATCGATTATACAAATAGTTGTTTTCAATTATACTATTCGCAATTTATAGCAAGGCTTTTAAATCCAAATGCGTTAAGTCAGACTTATAGTTTGATTTTGCCAAGTTCAGAAATATACTTAAATGATTCTACAATAGTAGCAGGAAGCGGACAAACTCCAACAGGCTTTAGGTTACAAAATGAAATTATAATAGGAGAAACGAGATTCGAGATTTTAGAAAGTACGATTGACAAAACAACAGGTAAAACAAAAATAACCCTTTTAAATTTCTAAGCGATGGCAGACGAAAAAGACATACAACAGAATATAATTTTAAATTACAAAACCAACGCATTAGACGCTGCGAAAACTATTGATAATTTAAACAACGCTTACGAAAATGTAAATGATGAAAAGGTAAAAGGTAATGAGATTACCAAAAAAGAAGAGCAGGCTTACAAGTCTATGAAAACTCAAATTAAAGAGGCAACCATAGAATATCAAAGACTTGCTCAAACGTTTGGCGTTACATCAAAAGAGGCTTTAGCTGCTGCGCAAAATGTAGCAAGGTTAAAAGATGAGATGGACGAAACAAAAGATTTCTCAGACGCTTTTAATCCTGACCAAAAATTTACAGCATTAGCAACATCAGCTAAAATAGCAGGAATTGGTATGCAAGGTGTTACTTCTGGAATGGCTTTATTTGGAGATGTTAACGAAGAAACCGAAAAAACACTTTTAAAAGTTCAGGCTGCAATGGCGTTTAGTGACGCTGTTAGTGGAATTTTTGATATGGCTGGAGAAATTGGTAAACTTCAGGCTCAAGTTACTGCAATGTTTGTTAAAATAACAAGTTCAAAAGCAGTAGACACAGCGGCAACAGTAGCTAATACAGCAGCAACAGAGGCAAATGTATTAGCAGAAAATCAAAGTTTTGCAGCTAAGGCTAAAAATGTAGTGGTTACTTCAGCTCAAGCGGTTGCAACAGGAATAGTTACAGCAGCACAATGGGCGTGGAATGTTGCAATGAGTGCCAATCCTATTGGTGCTTTAGTTGTTGCTATAACCGCTTTAATTGCTGGCGCATATTTTCTTATCAAAGCGTTTCAAGATAGTGCAGAAGAAGCTGAAAAAGCAGAAAAAGCGAACAAAAAGCTATCAAATGAAATTGATAATTTAGCCAAAGCAAACGAAAAGGCAAACGAACAAATGAAATTCTCAGCCGATGCTTCTATTGCAATGGCAAAAGCACAAGGCAAAAGCGCTGACGAAGTTCGTAAATTAAAAGAAGAATTAATTAATCAAGAAGTTGCAGAGAAACGTTTAAATGCTGTTAAGGCTTATTCTATTTATTTAGAAGCTCAAAGGGTTGCAGGTTTAGAAGATGCGACAGACGCACAAAAAGAAACGGCAAAGAAAGCTACTGAGTTTTATCAAAAGACAAATGGCGACTATAATAATAGTTTAAAGGCACGTCGTCAAATGGCTATTGACCATAAAGTTGAAATAGTACAAGAAGAAACACAGAAAAATAAAGAGATTGCTGATAAACGTGCGGAGGCTGCAAAGAAAGCAAGAGAGGAGCAAAAGCGCAGAGATGAAGAGGAATTAAAAGCACGCCAAAAGTTAAAAGAAGATTTAAAAAATTTAGAGGAAAAGTATATCACTGATATTGAAAATATCAAAGATAAAACAGACGAACAAAAACTAAAAAGACAAAAAGAACGCGACTTAGAAGAAATTGAACTTTTAAGAAAAAAGGGCGAAGATGTTTCTAATCTTTTAAAATTAAATGCTGAAAAATACAATCTCTTAGAAGATGAATTAAAACTTAAAAGAGACGAAGAGAAAGCAATAAAAGACAAAGAAGCAGCCGACAAACAAGCGGAAGCAGATAAGAAAAAAGCAGAAGATGCTAAAATTATCGAAGACGCAATGCTTGAGCAAAAAGAAGCTATTGAAGATAAGAAACTCGAAATAGCAAGTAAAGGGATTCAATTATTAGCGGGCGTTTTTGGAAAATCAAAAGCAATGCAGAAAGCGGCTATTATAGCTGAAAATGCAATCGGTATCGGTAAAATGGTTATTGATAATAATCGTGCGAATATTGGAGCATTAGCAACTCCGCAAGCAATAGCAACGTCAGGAGCAAGTGCAGCGCCAGTAATAGCGTTAAACAATATTATAACAGGTATCGGTATCGCAAGTTCGATAGCAGCAACCGCAAAAGCATTGTCTGCCGTTGGTGGCGGTGGCGGTAGCGCAAGTGGTGGAGGTTCAGCAAGTGGAATGAGCGCACCAAGTGGCGGAAATGCACCACAAGTTAGTTTTCAAAATAGTAGCGAAAACCAAATTGCAACAACAGTAGCTGGAAATATAAACGAGCAGCCACCAGTACAAGCTTTTGTAGTTAGTTCAGAGGTTACAACAGCACAAGCATTAGACAGAAATAGAATTGATAGTAATTCTTTTTAAAAAAAAATATAATTTATTTAGAATAATTAAAAATAATTTATTATCTTTAACCCGAATTAAATCTGTATGAAGATGTACAGCACTGAAAATAAAGCACTAAAATACAAATTAAAGCCTATCTGCATTTAGTGGACAGGCTTTTTTTATATTTATATTTATGAAAAAATACGAAATATTTTTAGACGAAGATAAGGAACATTTTACTACATCGTTGGTAAAAGACCCAGCAGTTGAACAAACACTTTTATATTTCAATACTGAAAAACCTTTAGTGTTTTTTAATGATGAAAAAAGGGTTATCTATTCAGTTGCAATGCGCCCGAATAAATTAATATTTAGAAAAGACATTAAAGGAGAGCCAGCATATGTTTTTTATTCTAAAGAAACAGTTGAGAAATTCCAACAAAAGTATTTTAAATTTAACGGACAAAGTAAGACGAATATAAACCATTCAGAAGAAAGTGTTAAAGACGTTTATTCTTTTGAAAGTTGGATAGTAATGAATAAAGATATTGACAAAGCTAAAGTATTAGGTTTAAGCGTAGAAGATGGCGACTTAGTAATGGCTTTTAAAGTAGAGAATAACGAGGTTTGGAATGAGTGCAAAAATGGTAATATAGATGGTTTATCTATTGAGGCGCATTTCAACAATAAAGAAGTGAATTTTAAAACAGAAATAGAAATGAGTAAATTAGAAAAAGTGACCGCTTTTTTCAAAGAGCTGTTTGCTGATGAGGTGGAAGAGAAAACACCAGAGCAAATTGCTGAAGAAGAAAAAGCAAAAGAAGCTGAGGACATGGCAGAAGATGCACCGACAGCAGAAGCACCAGACGAAGAGAAAGCAATGCTTATCGAAGAAAATGCAAAGCTTAAAAGTCAAGTTGCAGAATTGGAAACTAAATTAGCTACAATGGAAGCTGACAAAGTTAAAGACGAAACGGAGTTGGAAACAATGAAAAAGCAAATTTCAGAAGTAAAAGCTGATTTTGAAAAATTCAAAAACGAAACACCAGCAGCTCAATCGGTAACGAACTTACCAACTGAAAAGAAAGTTGATAAGCCTTACGAAATGATGAGCAATCACGAGCGTTATTTGTATAACAGAGGTAAAATTTAAGTTATGGCAGAAGTCAAAGAAAAAGCAAAACTTAATCCTTTTGACGCTGGTGTAAATTACGAAGATTTACAAGCGTCTTTTCCAAAGGACGTAGTACTTGAAAAATATTACAAAGACATTTTAACAAATGACCAAATCGAATGGTTAAAAAGTGATTTAGAAATTTATAACAACAACAAAAAAAAGAAATAACAAATGGGAATTAATTACACGGGTTCTACAAGAAACCACTCAGAATTAGAGGAAGTAGTAGCGGAAATCTACTCAAACTCGGGTACATTTAGAGATGCTATTATCGATGTACAAGAGGGACACAAATCAGGAACTGATGTTTACGAAAGCAAAGTTGCAGTTGCAATGACAGCACTTAACACAGGTGGCGTTACAACTACTGGTAATATTGACTTAAACGTTAAGAAAACACCAGTATCATTATTAACGTACAACTACGAAGATACTATTGATGACAACGTATTGAAAGGTACTAAATTCGAGAAGTCTATGGCTGCTGGTGCATTCAATACCGTATCTGATGAGTTCGACAAAAAAGTACTTATTCAAGTTGCACCTGCAATTGGAGAAGATTTAGAAAATAAAATTTGGAACGGGGCAACAGCTGCTACAAAAGCGGCTATTGCGGCTTTAATTCCAGGAGCTGGTCAAGGGTCAATTACAGCATCGGCTCAGGCTTTAGTTGCTGCTATGCCTACAACTTTGTTTGATTCTATTGCTACAAAAATTTTGTACAATGATTCACAAGCTAAAGATACTCCAGGCGCTGGTTTAGGGGATTACATAAAAGTAACAGGAACAACCGTTACAAGTTCTAATATCGCTGCTGAGTATGGTAAGCTTTATGCTGGTGCGCCTGAGAAAATTGTAAACTCTACAAATCTAAACGAGATGCCTGTAATTTTTGCACCACGTGGGGACAGACAATTGATTAAGATTGCTAATAATGCAGTAGGGGCAGCGCAACAAGTAAACTTCTTAGTTGAGGGAGCTGGTGCAAATGAAAAAATCTACTACAATGGTATTGAAATTAAATTTGTTCCTTTAGTTGGATTTAGAATTTTAACTGCTGGAGCGTTCTTAAAATTGTTAATGGATTTAACATCTGATGTAAGTGCGTTAATGGTGGATAGAATGGCAAATGGAGCTATGCAGCGTTACATTAAAAACGTAGGTTCAATCGCTACATTTGTAACGAATCAAAAATACATCACGTTATACAACGGATAATATTAACATAACCGCCCGTTAATTCGGGCGGTTTTTAAAACAAAATTAATATGGCAGTTACTTTAACAAAAAGTAGAAAGTTAGCAGATATTTCGCCAATGGCAGGAATT